AGATGGAATCAAGGAACCAATCCTCGGCATTTTCGGGGTCGTTACCGGAGTAGGAAGCAATCTCTCCCATAGTGGTTATGAACACTATGCGATCATCAAGACCATCGCCAGTATCAGCAGACCACCGGGCCAGCATTTGCAGATAGCCGCCACGCTTGAACAGGCCACCGACAAAGAACGGTTTAATTACACCGCCCATAGAGTCAATCGGTAGATACCATGCAGTCATGGTATTCTTTTCGATAAACCAGAGCCGTCCTTTATGCACAAGAACGAATGAGAAATTGTTAGGGTCTGTGCCCTCAATTTCTCCGGGTGCATCTGCCGTACCTGCGCCAACCTGCATGAACCGCGCCCATGCCGCACCATTATAGAACATAGTAACGAAGCCGTCAACAGCGATCAAGAATTGACCAGCCGCCGTAGCAAAGTTGGTATCAATAAAGGGGTTATTGCTGCCAGCACTATGCTCTGCAACCTGTGGCGGATTTGCACCGGGAGTCGTTATATCATAAATGTAGTTATAGTCAGCAGCGAATATCTCAGTCGAGCCGTCAAGAGCCTGATAGCTCATGATGCTATGGACTATGCCTCCCCCGCCGCCTCCCGGTATTCCGGTAGTCCATTCCTGATAGCCGGGGCGCACAGCCAAGACACCTGTATCCGGGTAAAAATTCATTACATCAATCAGGAACTCCGGCCCCATATTGGAAAGGGGGTCAAGATCATTAAGGCCGCCCGTTGGCGCTTGAACGGCAAGCGCCTGACTGACTCTCTGCGGTCCTAGCTTGGCGTTAAACATTCCAGCTTCCATCCGGTACGTTCTGACCAGAAATGTATAGGTAATCCCATTGCCGATTCAGTGAGATAACGGGAGCGCCCTGAGTCTGCCCTTTCTCGGCAGTAACCATGTACTCAAACTCACGGCCAAGCTCTGCGGCTTCCATGCCCTTCGCGGCCCAGAGTTTGTACTTGACTCCGGCGCACATCATGAAGTTGTCAAAGACAGGCTCATCATTGTCCTTCGTGAGCTTATCTTTATATCCCGGCAAATCCGGGTCAAAAACCCAGTTGCGCGAGATATAGTAAAAGTCGATTTTTTCATTCAGGGCGGGGATGGGAAAGACTTGGAACTTGTTATCCAGTATTCGGTAGCGGTAATACACGCCAACCGAAACAATGCCGTTCTTGACCCATGACCATCCTTGGGGACTCATAGGCCCGAACATGGGACGGCGGTTAGTCGAAGTCCACTGGGTCTGATTGACTATGCGCCCGAAGTCAGCCGGAAGGTCAAATTCCGAAGCAATTCCATCCCCGATATACTGCTGTGACTTTTCAAGGAACTGCCAGTCATGAACTTTGACAAGCTGTGTTCCCAAAGCGTTGACCAGACCGAGCGTTTGGAACCCGGTCTGGTCGTCGAACGGCGATATCGTGGTTTCCACCTGCGGCAGACCAATCTCTTGCAGGGCTTGGTTTACGATGGTCAGCACAGATGCCCGAACGGCCATGACTTACCCCTTGCGTTCTGTCTTTGCGCTTCTGTCAGCCTCCAGCCGTTTCAGAGTCTCGGCTTGGTCGGCAAGCGCATGTTCCAGAGCCGTCAACTTATTCCGTAGATCGTCATTCTCTTTCTGCATGGCGATAAACGGAGCAGATTTTTCGGCTCTTTCGATGGCTGCTTGCGCTCGCTGTTTCAGCTTGAACAGGCCGGGGATGCGGGTGCATACATCATCCCCCACATTGGCAAGCTGTTCAAGGGTACGAATTCGCAGGTAAGCCAGTTCTTCGACCTGTGACCGGGTAATCCACGGGGTTTCGGCCAGCGGAGTACCGATCACCTGTTCCGTGTCTCCTGCCTTGAAAGCGGCATAGGAAGCACGGAACCGCTGCTTGTCCATATCCGTCACCGGGCGCTGGACGATATTCGTCTGGTTGCCGGGAGTACGAATCTCAACGTAGTCTCGGTCCTTGTAAATGGGGCGGCCTTCCTTGGCCGATTCAGCCTCGTCCAGAAATGGGCGAACGTAGAACTTCACATATACGCTTTTGTCGCCAGCGTTGCGATGCTCAAAGTCCTCAACATCAAAATCAGCTTGACCGTGCATAAAATACTCCTTAGCGGGGTGCGGTATTCGCGCGATTGATTATGATTGTCTCAGCGCGAAAGCAAGACAACCAATGCAAAAAAAGCAACGCCAAGCCAGCCGAGATTGATACGGCTACTGAACGCCACGTTGAACGCTGCCAGTACAAGGCAGATGAAGCCGACAAACATCAAGATTAAAAGCAACATTTCCATGACGATTCCTCAGAAAGTACGCATCCTGCGAGTGATGGTCGGGGGGCAGGCATTGTGGCGGTATCCGTAGGTACGGTACACCTTCTCCCTATGCCCATTCGGGAAACGATAGAAACAATATTTCCTATTCTCGCCAATTAGGTTCCCGGTTACGTCACGGTAAACCCGAACATCAACAACCGTGCTTCCGTCAGTCTCACAGCCACCTATAGCGGTAGTGCAAGCCAGCATAAATATGAGGGCGGTTTTGTTCATGACACTCTCCTAAAAGATACGCCAAAGGCTAGGGCAGCCTTTGGCGTTCTCTGTTACGGTTCTTCTTCTTCCTCGGGTTCTTCTTCCGGCTCATCCAGAGTCGGAGTAACCGAGGCAGCAGTACCAGAACCGAAGGCCGATTCCGTGGCGACCATTGCGAAGTCAGAACGGTTCAACCAGTTGGCTTCGATTGCAGCGCCGATTGCCACCGCGCCCGTTGCCGTCACAGTCTTGGTCGGGAAGCCAGTGAAAATCGGACCTGCACCAGCATCACGCGAGCCACCTGCACCCCATCCCAATAACGGCACGGCACTGAACGGCACGGGCGTTGACACGCCGAAGCCGGTATTGCCGGGAGCCGGAAGGATATTGCTACGGCCCCCACCAATGCAGGTAAACCGTGCATCAGGAGCAGCCCCAACAGCGGGGGTATTCATGCCGGGAATATAATCATCCGACCAGCCGCTGTTCTTGATAGCCTGTGGAGGCGTTGCCGGGGAAGTGCCAGCGGCCACGTTGATAACGTGATTGCAGCCAGTACCGATACCCGTGTTCAGCGCACCAGTGGAATAGTTGGTCGGATCGTTCTCTTTCACCAACGTGGTTGGGTTGAAACGCTTGGCATCCAGCGGAGAGCCTTTCGGCCCACTGAACGGACTCATCATGACGAACTTGCCAGTTGAGGGGTTGGCCGGTACTGGAACCGTGCCAGCCATATTCATTGCAGGCATTTTGGCATCCTCCGAATAAAAGAAACGCTGCCCTTGTTTAGACTGGCGGCAGCAACCAGCTTCCCGGCACCCCGCCGAAGGTTACGGATTCACGTCCAGCCTACCCTGGAACTGGGCACCCGAAGTTGTCAGGTTGCCAGCCCATGCGAGAATCTGGACTTCCGCATCTTGGTTGATCGAATACCGCTTGTTGGGTGAAAGCGGCACGAAGTTACGGGCGCTGTGTGGACGGAACTTGATATAGTCCGTATTCAGCATGAAAGCCGTACCGGCAGGGCAGAAGCCACCGATACCACCGTCAAGCACAACGTCTGCATCCATGTACTTGAGGGTCGGGAAACCGAGCTTGCCGACCTCGGTTCCAGCGAACCTCTGCTGCGCCTGCAACGAGGCCAGATAAGCGGCCCAAACCACATTGTCCATCGGGATCAGGTCGGGGCGGTCAGCGCCACGAACAAGCTGCGCCCAGAGGGCGTTCATATCCGCTTGGATCGTTGCCGTGTTGGCAACGTTGCGAATCTTGGACCGCCAGAACGTCCAAGTAACGCGGTCAATACCACCATAGGTTCCGGTCAGTGGATCAAACGGGACTGCCGCGTTCAGGCCGGTAATCTCTTTGCCGCCCGAACCAGTACCGTCGGAGTAGATACCACCGGCCACAAGGTTCTTCATGGTGGATTCCGCAACATCAATCCGGGCAGCGATCAAATCAATCATCTGCTCCGGGCCAGCGTTCTGTAGCATTTCCAGACCGCTAACCACCACCGGGCAGGCAGCCTGTTTGATATCGAACTGGGCAGCGGAAAGAACGTCCTGCGCGGCTACCGGCAACAGGTCATATCCACTGTACCAACCGGCATTGGCATTTTCCGCGAAAGAGAGTTCTTCGTAGATCAGCCGACCGCCGCTGAAAGTACGCACTTTTCCCTTCTGCGAAAGCCGCATCAGAAGCGCGTTGTTTTTGGTGACGTTATCCGCAATCTTCCGAGTGCGGGATTCGATAGTCGTAGTGATGATATCACTTACGTTCGGAAAGGCCATGACGTTTCACTCCTAGAAAATGGTTAAATTCACATTTTTCATCGGAGGGTCAGCCTCTCGGAAGCGCCGCGCGGTGTCGGCGGCGCTCCCGGCCCCATTGCATCACGTTCAGCCTGAACTGTCAAGCCCTTCCGGCAGATTGGTTCCAAGCCCGGCGCACGGCCTCATGCACATCGTCCGTGTCCCCCACGCCGTCCCCACCAGCCTCCAGAGGGGCCGAGCCGGGAGCAACAACACTGGCCGCTGCCGCCTGCCGCTGCTGAATCCCATTCTGCTGACGCTGGCCGTTTTGTAATGCCAAAGCCTGCTGCCGAAGTTGGGGGTTCTGGTACACAGCAACGTCATAGGCATCCTGATACGTTTCCACGGCACCGGACTCTAGCAACTGTGCCATACGGTCTTTTACCTGTTCAAGCAGGGGATGGTCTGCCGCAAAAGCCTGTAACTCAGTTTGGGCGGCAGTTGACTCCATGTTATTGCGCCATTCCCGCATCTCCCGAAGCTCCCGCGCTACCTCCGGGGGAAGGGAGGGGGGAGTCTGGAAGCGCCTATGAGACTCAGCTAGAGTCTCATCTAGCTTGCCTTTCAGCACCTCGTTTATGGCTCCCCGGAGAGGGATACCATACTGGTCCCCCAGATTCAGCAAAAGCCCTAGCTTCTGAGCCGGGTTTCCGAGCCGTAGCATCTGCTCCGACTGGATGACAGTATGCAAGTATTCAACAGGGTCAACCTTGATATGAGAAACATAGTCCTCATACGGGGTCAATTCGTTCATAAGAGCTTGTGCCGGTTCGTATTGCTGCTGGAGCTTTTGTATGCCTGCGGCAGTAGCTTCCTCACGCCGGATAATTTCCTCCCGAATCGGCTGTGGAATTGT